TGGACCAACTTCAACTTCAAAGTTTTTGATTTCCATCTCATACTTAGATTTCTCATTCAAGTATTCATCTATCTTAATTTCTGCTGATGTAATACTAGACTGTAATTGGTTTCTTTCCTGTTCTTGCTCATTCCTCTTTGCCAGTCCCTTTGATATAGCACCCAATTCAATGTATCGTTCAAGTGCGTCATCAAGTGTCTTGAGTTGTTTCTCAGCACGATCTATAACTCGTTGTTCACTTTGTATCCTACTATCCAGTCTTTCTACTTTTACATTTGTCTGGTTTGTTCCAACACCAGCATCTATATGCGATTTAGATAGATAACCAAATATCCCAATCGATGTTATAAACATTAAAACTATTACAGCACCAGTCAAGTATGACTTCAGTGTAATTGGTACTTCTTTCCAGTTGTGATATAACCACGATGCTGTTACTAGTTTACCAATTTCAAGTGCTACACCCATGATAGCAATAGACATGACTGCACCACTGAAGATTGCGGTCAAACCAACAATCGAGTAAAATGCTGCGACAGCACTAATTGCCAGTGCTGATATAAATGTTATTATTGCTAGGATCATGCGTTATTTATATGGATTTGGTTCAGGTTCACGATTACCTTGCCACAAGATCGTATAACCTAACTCTTTTGTCTCTGATGTAAACTCGACCAATCCACAAAACGCATCCTTAAAACAACTATCAGCATGACTGCGTTCATGTTCATCAAAAGAAGTCCAGTATGTTACGATTGCTAAATGATCGCCCTCTTCACCATACTCACCGACACTTCCTTCTTCACTAATAAATCCAGCATACTTGAAAACTTGTCCTGCTAAAAATCCTTCATACTTGTTCTTAACGATGTTACACATTTGACCAATCTGCCCTTCAACATCTTCTACTGTAACACCATCTTTCAACTTAACCACATTATAAAGCATAACACTATCAAATGGAACTTCAATACTTCCGAACATATTATCTCCTCTTTCCAGTGGCAGAGTCACCAGACTCTTGTTTTGTTAAAACTTGCAAACCTGATTTATTATATGCCTGTCCAATGACATACTGACTACTCACTTCTCTTTTGTATGAGTCGTCTTGTTTACTACAAGCATGTTTGTCTGCTTGTATTGGTTTACTATTTATTCTGCTTTCTGTTTTTCTAATATTCACATAGTGATCTGGAACAAAAGACTCAGTCTTTGTCTGCTTGACTTTCCTTTTACCATAAACATAATCAATGTATTCATCAAATGTCATCATCATATCACGATGACCTTTCTGTTTCCAATACTTGTTATGCTTTCTGTGATTTTCTTGAAACTGAAGCATCTTTGCTTTGGTAATCTTTTGTTTTCTTTTCTTACGATTAAGAGAAGAAACACCTTGTATAATATGCATACTCATAGTATATCCTATGTGTAAGATTTAAAAATGTCAACTACTTCATCAAATGGTAGTATTGTTTGAAGACAAACCGCATTTCTCAAACCCTCACCACCAGTTACACTATGTAATTCATTTACATTTAGAATATAAACTTCATTTTCTTTTGCTGTAAATGAACATACATCATTAACATCATCCCACATATAAACTTTTTGTTTTGTATTTTTTCTTGGGATAGCATTATTCTCATTTAAGTCGTATCCACCTGCCTTACCAAAATCATGACTTCTATCTTCAGCACCATCTTTTTCTGTATGAAAAGTTGTTTTCCAACCAGATGTTTGTGTGTAAAAATTAATTGTTGTGTTTGTATTCCAATCAACGTGTGGAAGAATTGGTGAATTTATTGTCAAAAAAGAAGATGTAAACCATCCTTTTTTATCTTCAGGTATTAATTTTTGAATTTCTAAATACTTCCTTTGAGACTCTTCATTTTTAAAGAAATACTTGTTATAACTAATTCCCATAAAGTCCTTTCCCCAAAAAGAACCATATCTGTCAACAACCTTACCTTTGACAACATCTAAATTTGGAGTCACAAGATTTAGTTTTTTATAATAATTATTCATTTAAAATCTCCACCTACCTGTACTTGAAAACATACTTAGACCAAATATAACTTCTCACAATACCAACAACTGTAAAGATTAATGCTAGATGTAACATATCCCAAACTGGTAAATGTATACCAAACAATGGGAATACCAGTATCTGAATAATGATTGATAATATCAAACCACTACCAATATCCAATGTTCTATGTAATATATGTTTTCTACTCGTCATTCATTCTATCGTGATTATGTAATGCCATGATACCATAATGAATGACTTTCAGTAGATCCTTTCTGTTGCGACCATCTTTTTTGCCATATCTTTGAGCATACTTCATTATGTTACCAATACAAAATCCTTCACCATGACCACTGTCCATGATGAATTCAGTTGCTTGAAATTTGTTCTGTGAATAGTGTTCTTGATAAGTTGCATCAACATACTCTTGCAACTCTTTTAGAATTTCACCTTCACCATACTTATAATCTATTTTCTTTGGCATACTGCTCTTCAAATTTTTCTAATTCATTTAAGAAATCGTTGACTGTCTGTAATGGTATTTCAGATATATTCTTTACATCAGCAACATCTTCGATGTATGATGTGACCACTGTTGGCATCTCATCATAAGATTGATAATTATATTTAACTGCCATACAAGTCCTCCATCTCATTATAAGCAAGGTCATATTCATACTGATTAGCAGTCATTTCATTTTCAGCATTCATCATGTCTTCCCACTCAGAATAACTCATAGTTTTTGTACCAGTTTTTGGTGAAACATATAATGCAGTTCTTTTATAAAATGTTCCTGCAGAATCTTCATAACCCCTACCAATAATTGTATCCAACCACTCATCATAACTTTGAGTTGTAGAAGGATATTCTTTATAACCCAAACTATTCTCACTGAAAGCAGCCATAACAAATGCAACAGCATCTGCTTCACTGTAAAGGTCATCAACTACATAGGTGGTGCCACCTTTAAATTTCCAATAGTGATTATCGTCAGAGAACTTACCACTCTCTGCGTGAGCACCATAGTTTTCAAGGACTTGTGTATGTACTACTATCATAATATAAACCTCTCTTTATCAATTAATATAACCATTATATACTACTAGACGAATAAAGTAAAGCATTATTTTACAAATAAACTGCACCTGTCCAATTTATAGGATAACCTTGATCAAACACATTACCTCTGGCACGATTGAGTGCTGGAGTGTTCCAGTTTGCTGGTTTTAGCACATCACCTTTCTTGAAGTGTTTGAAATCTACTTTACTGATAAATACAGAAACAGAATTGTTTCTAATGATTTTTATGTATTTCCTGCCTTCTTTGACTTCATAATTTTCTTCTAAGTCAAACCCTCTTTGAGCATAATCCCTTTTCATTGCTTCGATGATGTTTTCTACACCTTCTTCTAGGGAATTTGCTTTATTTACTGCTACAGTCATAATATACCTCTCTCATCAATTTATAGTACCATTATACTCTCCTCAACGAGAAAAGTAAAGCATTATTTTTTTTGTAAGTCATTGATTTTATTAGAATTTTAAAAAAAGTTTATCTTTTTTTCATTGATAACTGCTGTTGAACCCACATTTTTGCTGTTGGATTTGTCACTTTTCGGGTGACTAGAGATCGGACTCTTTTGAATACATTGTTGAAGATTTTAGCGTCAGGGTCGTTCTCATTATTATCTACAATGATGAAATTCTTAGACCCAAAGAAGTTTTGAAATTTACCAATATTACTTTGAACATCATTCCAAGACTTTTTCACAATAGATTCTGGAACTGTTCTTGCTCTTAGTTGATTTCTTTCTAATGCTACATCTAAAGATGTGTTTACAAAAATCATATATGTTTCGTAACCAAGTTCTCTCAGCATTGATGCTTGGCGTTGGATCTTATCATATTCTCTACCAGTGCCATCAATAATTAAACCAAGACGACCAGCAATATAATTATCTTGTTTTGTTGCTGTTATTCGTTTTGCTCGACCACGAACAACATCTCTTTGTTGTAATTCTTCTGGTGGCATTTTCATAGAAAGACCTTCTTTCTTAAGAAGTCTTTCAAATGCATCATCAGAGTTTACAACCTTCATTCCCAGACCACCAGTGGTAGTCCTCGCTACAAAGGACTTACCACTTCCTGGTCCACCTGCTAAAAAGATAGCGTGGAATATATTAGGATCATAAACTCCTTCTTGTAGTTGTTTGTAAGTTCTCATTTTGTGTTTTCGTTGCTATACTTACCATGGTTTCTTTCGTTACATCATTTAATACCTCGACTCTTCGGTCTCTATTCATAAAATTCATTTTCTTAACTTTAGTACGAGTTTTGTTTGTCATTCTTACTTCCTGTTGTTATTAGTTGATTGAAAGATCATAACAAAAATGGTGTGTATAGTTTCCTCCTTAAATGTCAATTGTTCCGCAGTCTCTTACGATCTGCATGTTGATTTCGTGCGTCTTTGTCGCAGGTGAAATGGTGTGTCTGAGTTTGGAAATAAGGTATCTGCCAGACAAGAATGGGTCTATTTTGTAGTCTTTATGGTCGTTACCAACTACTGGGAAGTTTGCTTCGATAATGTCGCCTACCTTAAGATTTGTAATTCCGTGTACAGTCATATTTATAAAACTACTATTGTTCAACTCTGTAATCCTAGACTGACGATGTAACATCCAGTCCTTTGCTCTATTGGTTGCATATACAGTGTTTCCATCTTCATAGTGTTGGGCATCTAAATTATTTACCGAAGATGTTGGGTGCAACTTAATATTAGATTTTATAAGTGTACCAAAATCTTCTATAATCCTATCATTATAGACTTGTTTGGACTCTGTACTATCAATTCTAGGATGATCATTAAAATTGTTAAAATATGAGTAATTTGTTTTCTCGTAACTCTTATTGTATATATTGTGTTCTGTTATTTGACTGCCCATCATTCCACCAACAACATTAACAACAAAATCTTTATTTGAACCAATACTATACTCAATAATTCTTTTAAAACTTGCTATGATCGAACTTCCTCCCTCTTTATCTTCATCAAGTGCATCATCTCCATCATTAAATTCACCATTTGCAGGTTTGCCATAAAGAGATGACAATGATGTAAAGTGATACCCATCTTTATTTTCATAAAACAAGAACTCTGTTGAACCATTAACGGCAGATATTGACTCACGCTTTAGTTTATCAATAAATGCAAATGGGTGAACATTTGGTGCTATTAACTTTCTTGAACCAAGTGTTCCACTAATAAAGATATCTTTATCTGTTTTTATTTTATTTCTCATTATATCAACAACAATATTTTGTATACTGTCTTTGTAACTTTTAGAAACTCTCATCATTTGATTCTTAATTGTTTCTTGAGATGTAAATAATAACTCATACATCTGAGCACCAGAGGAAATAGATGCCCTTAGATTTATTTTATAAACAAACATGGGATTAGCAGTAAAATCTATTATTTCACTTTTTTTTGTTAATCCTGGAGTTCTAATTTTAAGTTTAAGAAATTCTTGACCAATTATATTAAAGTTTGTAAGGATATTTTCTGTATCACCAATAATGATACTTCCTTGAATAGTATTTGAAAATATATCTTCAAATATATTAATTTCGTTTGTTATTTCTGAGATGTCTACTCTTGATCCGCTAGAAGTTAATAATTCTAACGAGTCTGTAATGACTTCACCTGCATATTGTATTTTTTCAGCCATAATTATATGTTTGTTTCTTTCATTAGTTCTTTGAATTCACTTTCTATTTGCGAAACATAAGATGGATCCAATAAACGAATCTTTCTCTTTTCATCTTGTTCTCTTACTTCATACTCATAGTTTGTGATAGGAGTTGCTGAAGGAAAGTCTTCATTTGTTTGACCGACACGAATTTTCTTAGTTGTGTCACCAGACTGTTGAGATATTTCGTAGTGATGAATACCATTGATGTTTTCATACTTATCATTGACATATGCTGTAAATTGTGCTTCTGACATTGGCCATTGATGATACACATCAACAATATCATTTGTCATCAATATAACCCAGTGTAATTCGGCATCACCATATAACTTGTGAGCAATGGACTCTGGTGTCTCACCATTCTTAACATCATATGTATCGTAGAATAATGTATTTGCTTTAACCTTACTTCTGATAGCAACTCTACGAAGTAAGTTTGTGATGTCAGTAAGTTTGCCATCACCTAAAACATCATATGGTATTACTGGGAAATTATCGTCAAAATACATTTTAATATCCTTCTAGTATTCTTTCTCTTGTCATAGTTTCTATTTCTTTAAAGTTTAGAGTAATAGAAGTTTCTGTTGGTGGGGCACCATCACCAGCATCTGCGAATGTTGTATATCTTTCTCCACCATAGGTGACAGACATGTTTTCTAAGAAACAAGTTGAGATTTTATGTAAGTAACTATTATGCTGCCCATTGTACATATATTCAATGTCAAATGTATTTGGTATTGTCAGTTGTCTACCTCTTTGATCATCGCCCAAAAATTCAGGTAACATGTTTCCCTTAAATGCAGTTACAATTTTTCTAATTTCTTCTGCTTCTCTTTGACTCTTTGGTATCATTTTAAATGTGTATTGAAATTGTCTTTTTGCTACACCTTTAAATGCTAACTCCATTCTATTACTAATAATTCTTCCTGCCCTAAAAGATTCTGCTTCTTCTAAACCTTGTAATCCAGGAAGCGAACCAGCAGTTTTTAATTGTGTTCTTTTTAACATATTAGCAACGCCATCAGTTAGACTTTTTAATGCTCCTGAGTCGCCACCTTCACCTGCAGACATAAGTTCATTATAAAGATTCATTGATTCTTCAGTAATTTGTCCTACCTCAGTATCGGTGTAATCAGCACCATAGGTCGTCTGTATATTAGGTGGCATATATAATGCTATTGCTGTGCTTAGTCTACGAGTTGGTCTGCGTTCAAAATTTGCAGATTGATATTTTCTTTTTTGAGGAGTTGGCACTTTATCTTCATCATCACTTATATATCCAGCAGCAGCAAATGCTTTGCGTAAAGCATCGATTGATACTGATCCACCAGAAAGGTCAGTAGTCAGTTGCTCAGCAACTTGTTCTTTTATTCCTCTAGATTGTACTTCTTGTTCAACTGATTCTATTCCCTTTCCAACTACTTCATCATTCTCATTTATCCTGAGTTTTGCTGTTTCTTGTTCGTTGATGTAGAACATTATATAATGTCCGTGATTACCAACTTCAACACCACTCTCAACATCTAGTGGAAATTGATAGTTTTGTGTGCTGTACTGACTAGACTGTCTATCTATTCCAGCACTATCGCTTGTATTTGGTTTTGCGACTGCATTAGTAATTGCAGCATTAACATTACCAGCAACTTTTCTGAATACTTTATTTGTTGCCGATGATATTATCGACTTACCGATGTCAACTGCCATATAAATAACCTTGTGTACATTTACAAGTATTTATAATACATTATGACATATAAAGGCAAATATAAACCAAGAAACTTGAGCAAATATCAAGGTGATGCGACCAATATAGTATATCGTAGTTCATGGGAATTAAAGTTTATGAAGTATTGTGATAGCAATCCTTCTATATTAGAGTGGGGATCTGAAGAGTTCTTCATTCCATATCTCTCCCCTGTAGATAATAGAGTTCATCGTTATTTTCCTGACTTCTTTGTCAAAGTTAAAGATAAAAATGGTAAAAAGGTAAAATATATTATTGAAGTAAAACCAAAACATCAGTGTTCCCCACCAAAACCTCAAAAGAGAAAAACAAAACAATGGATAAATGCAGTAGAGACATATAGCGTCAATCAGGCAAAATGGAAATATGCTACTGAGTTTTGTAAAGACAGAGGCATCGAATTTAAGATATTAACCGAAGATCATCTAAAACCACAGTATAAATAACAGTATGGCAAATAAAAACTTTATTAAGAGTGTATACGATCAGGCAGGTGGTAAACCTCGTTCTGTTGAATGGTATCGTAAAAAGATTAGAGAATTTACATTACCCTCATCGGGACAACTAGTTCGTGAAGGCAAAAGAACAAAGAGACCAACTCCTGGAGTTCTTAATATGTTTTTCTATGATCCAAAAACTAAAGGAAAGTTACCATATTATGACACATTTCCTTTGGTATTACCAATAGAAGAATATAACAATGGTTTCTTGGGATTAAACTTTCATTATCTATCAATACCATTGAGAGTAAAGTTGCTAGACAAAATGATGGACTATGCTAACGATAATGAAATAAATGAAAAGACAAGACTTAGAGTTGATTACAGAAATTTAAAGAACATAAACTTAGTCAAACCTACATTAAAAAGATATTTAACAAATCATCTTAGGTCTGACTTTAGAAGGATAACTGCTGATGAGTTTTTAGTTGCAGCATTATTGCCAGTTCAGCAATTTAAGAAAGCATCAGATAGAAAAGTTTATGCTGATTCTAGGAGTATGATTTAATGGCAAGAGTAGGTAGAGAATTAGAAGGTTTTGCGTTTGGTCTTATCAACGAACTACTTGGTTTGGTTCATGATGAGAATGGCGTTGCTAGACCTAATCGTTTTGAAGTGGTTATATTTCCACCAACAAGCAGTGCCCAAACAAGAAACGCATCTTCTTATGATAATCTAAGTGCCACATTATTGGGCGACTTAGTTAAAGACGGAACACTTAGAAGTGTTGCGATTAAATGCACTTCTATCTCATTTCCAGCAAAGACATTACAAGTATCACAAGACACAAATATCTATGGTCCAGTTAGAGAAATTGTAAATGGTATAGAGTTTGGTGACTTACAAGCAAACTTTACTATGTTGAGAAGTGATATGAAAGAGAAAAAGTATTTTGAAGCATGGCAGGGATTGACATTTAATCCTGCTAGTTGGAGTGTTGGTTATTATGATGACTATGTTGGTTCAGTTGAGATTTATCAATTAGATGAACAAAACAGAAGAAAATATGGTATCAAATTAATCGAAGCATTTCCAAAGATAGTTGGTGAAATGGCACTTGATATGCAAACAGGAAATACTGTATCAACATTACCAATTACCTTTTCATATCGTTACTGGGAACCACTTGAGGGACAAAGTCAGATACCAAATAGAATATTAGGCGACATTGCGGATTTAGTTGGAAACACAGTAGAAAGAAAGATACTCAGTAAAATACCAAAGGTGTTGAGTAGATTGTAATTTTATAATTTTAGAGGATGTAAATTATGGCACTACCAAAGTTAGACTCGCCAGTCTATAATCTTGAAATACCATCAACTGGAGAAACTATTAAATATAGACCATTTCTAGTTAAGGAACAAAAGATTTTGATGATGGCACAACAAAGTAAAGAACAAACAGAATTGTTTAATGCTATGAAAACGATTATTCAATCATGTACATTTGATGCTTTAGATGTAGAATCTTCTCCATTATTTGATATAGAATATGTTTTCTTAAAGATAAGATCTAAGTCTGTAGGTGAAACAGTTAAACTTAGAGTTCTTTGTCCAGATGACGAAGAAACACATGTAGAAACTGAAATAAATTTAGAAGAAGTTGGTGTACAAGTAGAAGATAAGCACACTAATATCATTGAAATAACTGATGATATAAAAATGATTATGAAATATCCTACTCTTCAAAACACCAAATCGTTTGGAGGTGGAACAGCTGATACATTTAAGATACTACAAAATTGTATTCATGAAGTTCATCATGATGAAACTATACATCATAGGATAGATATTACTGACAAAGACATTGAAGAATTTATTGAAGGATTTACTGTTGAACAATTTGAAAAAGTTACAAACTTTTTTGAGACAATGCCAAAAATTAGGCATATGGTTGAAGTTGAAAATCCTAAAACAAAAGTTAAGAGTGAGGTGCTCATTGAAGGTATAGACAATTTTTTAGCATAGTCCTTTCTCATGAAAGTTTACATAATTACTATAAAACTAATTTTGCGATGATGCAACATCATAAATATAGTTTAACCGAACTTGAAAATATGATACCATGGGAAAGGGAAATATATATTGGATTACTTGAAGAATACATCAAGAAAGAAAATGAGAAAATAAAACAACAAGAGAGAAGAAATGGCTGAAGAAAAAGCAACAGTAGAACCAAAAAAGATTAATGTAGAACTAGAAGTTGATACTTCTGTAAAAAATCTTGGTATTAATCCATATGCTAAATGGATACATCTAGCAAGAGCAGTAGACGCATGGAGAATTTTTCCTCGAGCGTTCCTAACTGTATACATTATATTAGTATATAAAACTGTTATATGGTATATGGGATTAGACGCACCGAGCATGGAGCAGTCTGGTCTTATCTCTATTGTAGTTGGTGCAGGTGCAGCATGGTTTGGATTGTATACAGGTTCAAGTAAAAAGGACAAGTAAATGGCAGACTTTCAGGCACTATTAGACGAACAAAAAAGAACTACTGAGGCAGTTGCTAAAAATCAAGGCAAATCTGCTTTGGATGGAAGGTCTGGTGCTGGTAAAGCATTGCTCGATCAACAGAAAAGAACAAATGAAGTTTTACAAAATATTGTTGATAGTCAAAATGCAATGCAGGTTTCGTCATTAATGACTACTAAAGCATTAGAAGAACCAAAATTAGAAGAACCTGATAAAAATGATGAGAATGACGAAGGTGGTGTACAAACAAAGAGTCCATTTGAAAGAATTGCAGATAAATTAACAGCTCTACAAACTTCATTTGAAAAACCACCATGGGGACAAAAAATAGTAGAATCTTTTGAGAAAGGATTTGGTTCCATAGGCAGAAGTATATCAAACTTAGCAGATAAATTTAAGACAGTAGGTAAAGGTGTTCTTGCTGCAGGTGCTGCTATTATTGGATACGAGTTGTTGATTAGATTTTTTAAAAGTAAATTTTGGGCAGAACTTTCTACGAAAATAATACCTGCATTAAAAGCTGGACTTGAATATGTAAAGGATGTGTTCTTTAATATTACTGACTTTTTTGGTATTGAAAGTGTTGGTGGTCAAATAGCAACTGCGATTGCACTTTTATTGGGTGGTAAACTTTTACTTAGTATAGTTGCAAAAAAACTTGCAATGGTACTTCTTAAAAGTACCGCAGGACTTTTTACACAATTAGGAAACATATTTAAATCCCCGAAAGGTTTAGACCCCATGAGAAAGGCACTGGTAGCAAATAAAGGTGCTCTAGCAAAAACAACCCAAGCATTTAAAGCAATAGGTAAGTTTCTGGGAAAATTGTTTATACTTCCTGGAGTAATTATAGCATTATTTTCTGGAGTTTCAGATGCTATCAATGTATTCAAAGAAACTGGTAGTATGTTTGAGGCAATCAAAGAAGGTCTTGCTTCTACCATCGCCAACTTTATTGGATTCCCACTCAACTTCTTAAAAAGTGTAATTGGTTTTGTTGCAGGATTATTTGGATTTGACAATGTCAAAGAGCAACTTGCTGAATTTGATTTTATTGATGTTATTAAAGGTGGTATTCATGCAGTGTTTGACTTTTTTGAAAGAATAGGTAAAACTATAAAAGCATTTACTCTTGCTGCTGTTGATGGTCTTAAGGCACTTAGTCCTTTTGATAGCAAATCTCCTATGGAAGCATTTTCTGAAAGATTTGCAAAAGAAATGGGTGAAAGTGGTGGTTCTACACCTGCGGATAAAGAATTATCGGATGCGATAAAGAGTGGTGGATCAACAACTGCGGAAGATAGATTTGCTGCAATTAATAAAATATATGGTAAAGAAAAAGATCGTAATCTGAATCAATCATCATCAGATAATAAAGGTGTGAATAACTCTATTAATGTTGTCAATCAAAATTCGACTACAAATAATAGTAATTCACAAGTAAATTATGCTAAGAATTTGAAATCTGGGCAATTCTTAGACCAATTAGCATCCACACCAATATAAAAAATGCCCACCGAAGTGGGCATTCCTTACTACAAGTTTTAGACTAGTCTTAGTTTGCTAGTTTTTCAAAGTATGCCATAGTATCGTCATCTTCCTCAACTACAGGTGCTTCAACTGACATAGTTTCCATTGCTGGAGCAG